ATGCCGACATCCCGGACGACCCCGAAGAGCTTCAAGCCGCTCTTGTCGCCCGCTTCGCTCGCGTCGCTGATCTCGTCGAGAAAAAGCGCCGAGCTGATCAGGCTGATGGCGGAGGCGACGGCGGGGCTGGAGCCGATGGACCAGCAGCGCCTGCTCAGCGCGATCCTGGCTGAGCCGCTGGAGCACCAGCAGTCACCGGAGCACAAGCCCTGGGCCACCTGGCTGATGCTGGGCGGGCGCGGCGCGGGCAAGACCTTCGCCGGCGCGCGCTGGATCACCTGGAACGCCCTGGCCTATCCGAACCTCGCCCTGGTCGGACCCACGCTGCACGACGTGCGCGAGGTGATGATCGAGGGACCGTCGGGCCTGAAGTCCATGGGCGGGCCCATGTTCCGCCCCCGCTGGGAGGCCTCTCGCCGGCGCCTGGTCTGGCCCAATGGCGCCACCGCCTACGCCTTCTCGGCCGAGGACCCGGATAGCCTGCGCGGGCCCCAGTTCCACGCCGCCTGGGCCGACGAGTTCTGCGCCTGGCCCAAGCCGTCAGAGACCCTGGCCATGCTGCGCTTCGGCCTGCGGCTGGGCGAGGCCCCGCGCCTGGCGATCACCTCGACGCCGCGCCCGATCCGCGCCCTCAAGGCCCTGATCGCCGAGCCCGGCGTGGAGGTGACCCGGGCCGGCACCGTCGCCAATGCCGGCAACCTGGCGCCCGCCTTCCTGCGGACGCTGGAGAGTCTCTATGGCGGCACGCGCCTGGCCGCCCAGGAGCTGGACGGCGTCATCGTCGAGACCGACGGCGGCCTGTTCCGCGCCGAGGACCTGGCGCGGTGCCGGGCCGCGCGGCCGGCGCGGTTCGACCGGGTGGCCGTGGCGGTGGATCCGCCGGCCACCGCGACCGGCGACGCCTGCGGGATCGTGGTCGTGGGCCGCCGCGACGACCGGGCCTTCGTGCTGGCCGACGAGACCGCGCGGGGCCTGTCGCCCGCCGGCTGGGCGGCGCGGGCCGTGGCCGCCGCCCGAGCCTGGACCGCCGACGCCCTGGTGGCCGAGGCCAACCAGGGCGGCGACATGGTCCGCTCAGTGCTCGCGCAGGCCGATCCGCCGTGCCGGGTGAAGCTAGTTCGCGCGAGCATCGGCAAGCGCGCCCGCGCCGAACCCGTGGCGGCTTTGTACGAACAAGGCCGCGTCCTCCACTGCGGCGCCTTCGTCGCGCTGGAGGAGGAACTGATGGCGCTGGGCTCCGGCGACCTCGAACACAGCCCCGACCGGGCCGACGCGCTGGTCTGGGCGGTGAGTGAATTGATGCTGGGCGGGCGGAGTGCGCCGAGGCTGCGAAGTCTCTAGGCGGTCGATGTCCGACCCTCTTCCCCCTCCGGGGGAGGAGGATGCGCAGCATCCGGAGGGGGCAAGTGAGCGATGTGTTCCCGGATCGCCGAGAGCACGCTGTCCACCGACGTCATGACGTATTGCGCGGGAATTCTCAGCGTCCGGACACCTCGATCCAACAACCACTGATCGCGTCGTTGATCGCGCCGAGGTCGTGACCCAATGCAGTGGTCATAGCCGTCCAGCTCGACGGCCAGGCACAACGACGCGCAATAGAAGTCGAGCACATACGGCCCGATCGGGTGCTGGCGGCGGAACTTCAAGCCATCGAGACCGCCGCGTCTCAGGGCGCGCCAGAGGTTCATCTCCGGCTTGGACATTTCCTTCCTGAGGCGTCGTGCATTGGCGACGGTCGTCTTCGGCGCTGGCATCGCGACTTCCCTGACTTGCCCCCTCCGGGCCTGCGGCCCTCCTCCCCCGGAGGGGGAAGAGGGTGGGTTTCGCCACCCTAGCTTGTTCCCTATTCGTTCTCAACCTCGGGAGCCCCCATGGCCCTGTTCAAACCCCGTCCGCCGGAGCGCAAGGACTCCCGCGCGGCGCGCCTGATCGCCTTGACCACCGGAGGGCGGCCGCAGTGGACGCCGCGGGACTACGCGGCGCTCGCGGCGGAGGGCTTCGCCAAGAATCCCGTCGCCTATCGCTGCGTGCGGATGATCGCCGAGGCCGCCGCGTCGGCGCCGCTGGCGGTGTTCGTCGACGGGCGCCGGGCGGACGACCATCCGCTGAAGCGCCTGCTGGACCGGCCCAATCCGGAGCAGGGCGGGCCCGATCTGATGGAGGCGTTCTTCGGCGGCCTGCAGGTGGCCGGCAACGCCTATCTGGAAGCCGCCGGCGAGGGGGCGCCGACCGAACTCTACGCCCTGCGCCCCGACCGGATGACCGTGGTCCCTGGACCGCGCGGCTGGCCGCTGGCCTACGACTACCAGGCCGCCGGCCGCACGGTGCGCCTCGCCCGCGACGCCGACGGCTGGCTGCCGGTGCTGCACCTGAAGCTGTTCAACCCGACGAACGACCACTACGGCTTCTCGCCGCTGGAAGCGGCGGCGTTCGCGATCGACGTGCACAACGCCTCCAGCGCCTGGAACAAGGCGCTGCTGGACAATTCGGCGCGGCCGTCCGGGGCCCTGGTCTATTCCAGCAAGGACGCCGGCGACCGCTTGTCCGACGAGCAGTTCGACCGCCTGAAGACCGAGCTGGCGACCGTCCATTCTGGGACCGCCAACGCCGGGCGGCCGCTGCTGCTGGAGGGTGGGTTGGACTGGCGGGCCATGTCGCTGACCCCGGCCGAGATGGACTTCACCGACGGCAAGCACGCCGCCGCCCGCGAGATCGCCCTGGCGTTCGGCGTCCCGCCGCAGCTCCTTGGTATTCCCGGCGACAATACCTACGCCAACTATCGCGAGGCCAACGCCGCCTTCTGGCGCGGCACGGTGATCCCGCTGGCCGAACGGGCGGCGCGGGCGCTGACCGGCTGGCTGGCCGCCAAGATCCCCGGCACGCGGATCGCCCCCGACCTCGACGCCGTCCCGGCCCTATCGGCCGAGCGCGACGCCCTATGGGGCCGGCTGCAGGCGGCCAGCTTCCTGACCGACGCCGAGCGCCGGCGGCTGGCGGGGCTGGAGCATTGAGCGCGCCCGAAGAAAATCCCATTGGGCGCTGGCGCCTGGACCGCCAGGTCTCGGCCGCCGTCCTGGTCGCCCTGTTCGTGCAGGCCGCCGCCGCCCTGCTGTGGGCCGGCAAGGCCTCGGCGCGAATCGACGACATGCAGCGCCGCCTTGAGGCCCAGGCCCCGGTGGCCGAACGCCTAGCCCGGCTGGAAGAGCAGGCGACCGCCACGCGGCAGTCGCTGGACCGCATCGAAGCCAAGCTGGAGCGGAGCCGATGAGCGATGACCTGAGGATCGAAGGCTACGCCTCCCTGTTCTGGACCCGCGACCTCAACGACGACGTCACCGCCGCCGGCGCCTTCGCCGACAGCCTGGCCGCCGGCGCGCCGGTGAAGATGCTGCACCAGCATGACGAGGCCGAGCCGGTCGGGATCTGGGATGACGTCGCCGAGGACGCCAAGGGACTGTTCGTGCGCGGGCGAATCTTGCGCGCGACTCCCAGAGGAAGACTGGTCGCGGCGCTGGTCGAGGCCGGCGCCCTGGACGGCCTGTCGATCGGCTTCCGCCAGGTGAAGGCCCGCACCCAGGACCGCTTACGCGTACTGAGCCGCGTGGACCTCTGGGAGGTGTCGATCGTTACTTTTCCGATGCTGCCGGCCGCGCGGCTGCGGATCGGCTGACACGGAACTCCCTTCCCCTCGATGGGGGAAGGGCGGGGATGGGGGTGACGCGGCGGTTCGGGAAAGTCCCCCCGCCCGGCGCCGCGACCTCCATCCGCAACTCGGGGCGCGGCCACCGCCGCATCACCCCCACCCCAACCCCTCCCCCATCGAGGGGGAGGGGCTTTTCCGGAGATCCCCATGAAGGAAACCAAACACGCGGCCTCGCCCGAGGCCCGCGCGGCGCTGGCGGACGTCTTGACGGCGTTCGAGAGCTTCAAGGCCGCCAACGACCAGCGGCTGGCCGCCATCGAGACCAAGCGGGCCGATGTCCTGCTGGAAGAGAAGGTCGGCCGCATCGACGACGCCGTCGCCCAGGCCCAGACGCGCCTCGACCGGTTGATGGCCGACCTGCGCAGGCCTTCGCTTTCGGCCGATGCGCCGCTGGCGCACGTGGTCGACGAGCGCAAGGCCGCCTTCGACCGCTATGTGAAGACCGGTGAAACGCCCGCCGCGCTGCTCGAGGCCAAGGGCCTGTCGGAGGGTACGTCCACCGCCGGCGGCTATGTCGCCCCGCCGGAGCTGGAGCGGCTGATCCTGCGTCGCCTGGCCGCCACCAGCCCGATGCGCGAGATCTGCCAGGTCCGCACGATCGGCGCCGGGACCTTCCGCAAGCCGGTGTCGCCGACGGGCCTGGCCGCAGCCTGGGTGGCCGAGACCGCCGCCCGGCCGGAGACGACCGCTCCGACCCTGGACGTGATCGACTTCCCGGCCGGTGAGCTGTACGCCAGCCCTGCCGCCACCCAGGCCCTGCTGGACGACGCCTATGTCAGCATCGACGAGTGGCTGGCCGAGGAGGTGCAGGACGCCTTCGCCGCCCAGGAAACCTCGGCCTTCGTGACCGGCGACGGGGTCAACAAGCCCAAGGGCCTGCTGAGCTACACCGCCGCGCCGGACGCGTCGTACGCGTGGGGCCAGGTCGGCTATCTGGCCACTGGCGTCGCGGGCGGCTGGCCGGCCAGCAATCCCACCGACAAGCTGATCGACCTGATCTACGCGGCCAAGACCCAGTACCGCCAGAACGGCCGCTTCGTGATGAACCGCCGCACGGTCAGCGCGGTGCGCAAGTTCAAGGACGCGCAGGGCAACTACATCTGGAACGCGGCCCTGCAGCCGGGCCAGTCGGCGTCCCTGCTCGGCTTCCCGGTCACCGAGATCGAGGCCATGCCCGACGTCGCCGCCAACACTTGCCCGGTGGCGTTCGGCGACTTCGAGAAGGGCTATCTGATCGTCGACCGCGCCGGCGTGCGCGTGCTGCGCGACCCGTACTCGGCCAAGCCGCACGTGCTGTTCTACACCACCAAGCGGGTCGGCGGCGGGGTGCAGAACTTCGACGCGGTGAAGCTGCTGAAGTTCGCCGCGAGCTAGGTCGGCCAAGCGCCCCCTCCGTCTCGCCGCGTATCCGCGGCGATCCACCTCCCCCGTTGCACGGGGGAGGATGAAGCCCTCTCTCCTCCCTCGCGAAGCGGGGGAGGTGGCGCGGCGCGAATACGCGCCGTGACGGAGGGGGCGTCCTTTTTAGGAAACCCCAAATGCCCCAATCCCTCACCTTGGCCGAGGCCCGGGCGTTCCTGCGCGCGCCCGACACGTCGGACGACGCCGTCCTCACCCTGCTGATCGACGCCGCCGAGGCCCGCGTCGCGGCCGCCGCCGGGGCCGCCCTGGCCCCGACCAGTCCCGCGCCGCTGCGCTTGGCGGTCCTGACCCTGGTCGCCCACGCCTACGAGCACCGCGACGCCGGAGAGCCCTCGCTGTCCCTCGTCGAGCCGTGGCTGACGCCCTATCGAAAGGCCCGGCTGTGACCGACAAGCCCCTGATCGACGCCCTGGTCGCGAGCTTGAAGGCCGCGCCGGCCGTCACCGCCATCGCCGGCCAGCGGATCCACGCGGCCGCGCCGCGCCTGCCGACCTATCCCTGTGTCGTCGTCACCCGCTCGGAGGGGCGGGCCGTGGGCGGCGTCGACGGGGAATCCATCGAGCACCTGCTGACCCTGACCTGCGCCAGCCGGTTCGGCGGTCCGGAGGAGGCCCGCGCCCTGGTCGCCGCCGTCCGCGCGGCCCTGCACGACGCGCGCCCGGCGCTGAGCGGCCGCCGCCTCGTCAATCTGCGCGTCCCCTATGCCGACGTCTTCGCCGGCGCCGATCGCGAAACCACCCTGGGCGTCGTCCGCGTGCGGGCGGTGACCGAAGCCCCCTAGAAGGAACACGGACATGGCCGCCCAAGCCGGCAAGGACATCCTGCTGAAGATCAGCGACGGGGCCTCGAGCTTCGTCACCATCGCGGGCCTGCGCGCCCGGACCATCAGCCTCAACGCCAAGACCATCGACGCCACCGACAGTGACAGCGCCGGCCGCTGGCGCGAGCTGCTGGCCGGGGCCGGGGTGCGCTCGGTGGCCGTCTCGGGCTCGGGCGTCTTTCGCGACGCCGCCGCCGACGCCCATGCGCGCCAGAGCTTCTTCGACCAGTCGGCCCGCACCTGGCGTCTGATCGTGCCGGACTTCGGCCAGCTGGAAGGGCCGTTCATCATCGCGGCCCTGGAATACGCCGGCGAGCACGACGGCGAGGCCGCGTTCGCGCTGAGCCTGGCCAGCGCCGGGGCGGTGACGTTCGCGGCGATCTAGTCGTCCGACCCGGTCACTTGCCCCCACCTGACCGCTTCGCGGTCGTCCGCCCCCGGAAGGGGCGGAAGGTGACCTTCTTCCCCCTCCGGGGGAGGAGCGCGCAGCGCGGAGGGGGCCAGTAGAAAGGAAATCAAACATGCTTCCCCCCAACCCCGCCCGCGGCGAGGTCGTCGTCGCCCTGGCCGGCGCGCCGCGCAGGCTGTGCCTGACCCTGGGCGCCCTGGCGCGGATCGAGGCCGCGCTGGGCCTGTCCGACTGGTCCCAGCTGCCTGACCGCATCGCCACGCTCGGCGCCCAGGACCTGACCGCCGTGCTGGCCGCCCTGCTGGACGGCGGCGGCGAGGCGCCGGAGATCGCCGGCCGCGCCACGGTTCCGGAGGCCGCGTCCGCCTTGGCCGCGGCCCTGGCGGCCTGCGCGTGAGTTGGGCCGACCCACTGCGGCTGGCTGTCCGGCTGGGCATGGCGCCCGAGGCCTTCTGGCGTCTGTCGCTGATGGAGTGGCGGGCGCTGACGCAGGCCCCGTCGGCCCCCGTCCTGACCCGCGCCGGCCTCGCCGCCCTGATCGCCCGCTATCCCGACGAGGAGCCCAATGAGCTTTGAACCCGATGGCCTTTCCGCTGTCCCGGCCCGCGCCGCCGAGGCCGCCGCCGCCCTGGACGCCCTGAAGGCGCCCGCCGAGCGCGCCGCGCGCTCGATCGACGACGCTTTCGCCCGCGCTGGCGCGTCCCTGGCGCGCTCGCTGGCCCGCGCCGCCTCGGACGGCCAGGTATCGCTGGGCGAGCTGGCCCGCGCCGTGCTGGGCGCGGCCGGGGCGGCGTTGAAGGGAACCCTGACCGAGTCGCTGTCGAAGCGTTTCTCGGGCGCGAGGGCCGATGGCGGTCCGGTGCTGCCGGGCGGAAGCTATCTGGTCGGCGAGCGGGGGCCGGAGGTGTTCCGCCCCCATGGCGCGGGCAGCATCGAGCCGGTCGGAAGCGGCGGGGTCTCGGTGACCGTCAACGTCCAGGGCGGCGAGGTCGGCGGCCTGGTTCGCTCGGACGCGCAGCTGGCGCAGGCCTTGGCGCGGGCGGTGAGTCTGGGGGCGCGGAAGCTTTGA